CCACCGGTGCAGAAATGCAAGCCGCGTTTTCAAACCTTGGGGCGACCGCGACAAACATTGGCTTAAGTTCAGCTCAACAATTCGCGTTAGTGGGTGAACTGCAACTGGTTGCTAAATCAGGCTCTGTGGCTGGCACGCAAGCGGCCTCATTATTACAAGGCATTGGTAAAGCACAAGATGCATTAGGCATAAAATTAACCACAGATAACGGCGACATGCTAGCAATAGACGTAGTGCTGGGGCGTATTAATAACCGCTTATCCTCTTTGGGTTCTGTAGCGCGTGGCGATGTACTCACTCAAATATTTGGTAAGCAAGGTGCAAAAGCCGTTGATGTATTGAGTACCAAAGTCGATAAGCTAAAAGACGGCATCACCGTTTTTGAAAACGTGCAAGACAGCTCCAAGGCAATTGAAATGGCCAATATTATTGCCAGCCCTTGGGATAGATTAGGCGGTTCGTTTAATGCGGCAGCTACGGCAATGGGCAGTCGTTTACTACCCGTTGTGGAACCTTTTATAGAATTACTCTCGGCAGGCTTTGCGGGTATTGTCTCGTTAACTGAGCGCTTTCCGATTTTATCCAGTGTGATTGCAACACTTGTAGTGGGTATTGTGGCGCTTATCTCTATTTATGGCGTGGTCATGTTCATGATGGGCCTTTACAAAATGGCGCTAATAACAAGTGGTGCGCTGACAATGGGTTTAACAGTGATAACTAAATTATGGCAAGGCGCACTTATTGCGTTGCGTGTATTGGGTTTTTTATCACTCATTGCAACGATGGGCGCGGCGGCCATTGCCATGGGTACATTTAAAGCAGTTATGCTCGCAGGCCAAGCGGCTACATGGTTGTTTAATGCAGCGCTTTGGGCAAACCCAATTACGTGGGTAGTAGCGGGTGTTATTGCGCTCATCGCGGCGGTTGGTGCGCTTATCTATTACTGGGATGACTTAGTGGCTGCGTTTCAAAATACCGCATGGGGAAAAGTATTAATGGCGGTGTTTGATAGTGTAAAAGCGGCCTTTAATGGGGTGATTGATAGCGTAAAATGGGTGCTCGAAAAGCTCGGTCTGATTGACGATACCGAGGCAAAAATAAAAACAGAAGCGACCTCAACACACGAAAACATTAACCGTGCTCAGCCTAGCAATTTAGTCATGCAAAATGCAGATCAAGCGTTCAGCCGCGACTACGGCCAAGCTGTGATCAACAAAGCCGCCCAAGTACCAGGCAATAAAGCCAGCACTAACTATGATGCGGTGAATGATGTTACGTATTTGAATCGAACGCAGTTAAACAAAGGTCAAACTAACAATGCTATTAACTCAACATTGCAAAGGAGTAATGCCATTGAGCAAACAAATAGCGCGTTGGCACAAACGAACACATTAAATAACCGCTATGTAAGTTCAACTGTGGCGAATAGATTAACCAATATCGCGCCTGTAAACACCGCTATTAATAACAATGCTTCTGCAAACGATGCTGCTTATTCTGCAAGCGCAACAACGCATAATGTAGTTAACCCAGCATTACAAAATAGTATTGCTACAAACCAAACAAATAAGGTTTTGGCACAAACCAGCGCAGTAACCATGGCTGCAAACAATGCTGCTTATTCAACAACAGGCAATATCAATAACAGCGCGACTAACTCAGTATTACAAAGCAGCCCAGCTACACATAACGATGTTGGCCACAATGCACAATCAACACAGTTCGTAACACAATCAGCGATAGAAAATGGCAATACACGCACAGCTAATCATTTTACTAACGCGGCCAATTCACCTGTTTATAGTCAAAAATATGAACAACTCGCCCGCTTTAATCAAGGTGCAGCGCCATTACAACGATTGGCAATGGTCAAAACAGATCAGGCAATTACTAACACAGCGAACGCGTACAGCGTTGATCCATTAAATACTGAGCAACAACACACGAATAGCTATAAAGCCAAAGTACAAAAATCAGCGTTTTTACAAAGCCTAACGAGCAGCACCAGCCAGAGCAGTTCAAGCGAGAGCGATAACAGCAAGCGTGTGCACATAGACAACTTAACGATTAAATCTGACGACTTAGCGCAAAGCTTTGAACAAATGATGGAGCTAGCAAGCTGATGAACTTTGATATTGCACTGCACATAGATTTAGCCGTTGAGGATAATGATTTTGTACTTAATGACTCGCTGACACCCACTACATTAAGTAAATCGAATGTGGTGGCGCAAGATATAAAGCATCGAATTTTAGAAAGCGGTTTACTCATAAAGCTGATTGGTCTGCGCAATAAAAACGGCATAGCGCCCATTTTAACCGAGCTCGAATTACTAACCGAGCAAGACAATCGGATTAAGCCTGGCACTATAAAAGTGTACCGAAATGACGACGGCACATTAAGTATCACCGCGCAAACGCGCCAATACGGGAGCCTACAAAGTGGACTTTAAAACCCTAATGCAAAATGCAGGTTTGCCAATGGATGAGCAAACAGCGCAAGCGCAGTGGCAAGCACAGTTAAAAAAGCAAAACATACAAGTTGCCAACAATTCACCCTTTGGCCCATTTTGGCGAACCGTTGAAGCGTTGCTAACAAAGCCAGTCGTGCAGCTGTTTAATTGGCTAGCAACGCAGCTAATGCCTGACTTATTCATTATGACAGCAAGCCGAGCTGCACTGATTGAACGCCATGGCCCTGCACGTAATGTGTTTATTCAAGCGGGCGTAAAAGCACAGGGATTATTAACGTTTACACGCGAAAGCGACAAGGGCGAAAGTTCCATTGTGGCAGGAACCGCAGTGGTAACCGATGTGCTAGGCGATAAAGTGTATAAGCTTATACTTTTACAAGATGTGTATTTTGAACAAGGGCAACGCACTGCGTATGCATTGGCTGAAGCCTATGAAACCGGTGCTGCTTATAACTTACCCGCAGAGGCTTACCGTTACTTTATACAGCAACAAGAAGGGGTCACCGTAACCAACAATGATGATTGGTTAATTAAGCCAGGCTCTGATGACGAAGACACTGAGCATTATCGCCTACGCATTCGTAACGTATTTGGTACTGCTTCCCGCTGGCATATCAATGCTGTTTACAAACAAATTATTGCTAGCTTTGCTGTACCAATAGATAACATTGAAATACTAACCAATGCACCACGTGGACCAGGCACGGCTGATGCGTATATTTACTTAGATGTTGGCCCTGTACCAACAGCACTATTGAGTGCCATTAACCAACATATTCGTACCGCAGGCCACCATGGTTTAGGGGATGACTTTATGGTTTACGCTATGGCAACCAACGGGTTTGATATCACCGCAACCTATAAGCTACATGACAACAGCCACGCTATTCAAGACGACTTAACCACGTTTATACAAGCCGCATTTCGTCAAAATGCAGCGTATACACCCACACGCGTAACGCATCAAACTGTGTTCAGCATTAGCCAATTAATAACACAGTGCCATGAACAATTTAGTGAACTGCAGTCAATCAAGTTTGATATTGACGACATAACTGCAGCCAACTGGTTACCGGTACTTACATCATTAACCGTTAATGAGGTTGCAAATGGCTAATGAAATCGCGACCTGGCTCAATAAAGGTTACGCCGAAAAACTGGTAAAAGCGGCCACAGGTTACTGGGAGCAATCGCGCGACTATGTTATGTGGGCAGTGAACCAAAAAGACGAGTTAAAAAATGAAGAGCCTGTATTAGGGTTTCTGGCATGGGAGCGCTTAACAAACCGCTTAGATGATGAGCCAATCGAGCTATACAGAAAACGCGTACAGCATGCATTAGTTAATACTATTGACGCTGGCGAAATGGCATCCGTAAGAAGTATTTTCGACCGCTTAGGGTTAGAAGTACTCAATGTGCGTGAGCGCATTGATGGGCGAGATTGGGACATTATTGCCATTGATATGTCTGACTCAACGCTTGCAGGCAACAACGATTTATTACCCGAACTTATTCAGCTGTATGGGCGAACGTGTAGGCGCTATGAATTAACCGTGCATAACAAAGCTGATGTATCACTGAGCTTAGGATTAACGCACGTACAGTGGGATAGCTGTCACATTGATCACCCACTGCATTTAGCCGCACAAAATAAAGCGCTGCAACAATACAGTTACGGTTTTACTAATTTGCAAAATGAAAGTTGCGAAGCGCCACTGTATGCAGTTACGCACGATGTAAAACACGTATTGCCATTCGAGCAGTTATATCAATTCCTAGGGTGTGACAACCTTGTAAGTAATACACATCCCCAAGCAATCACCACCGATGTACAGCATGTTATTGCCGCACATCATCACTATGGATTTTTAAGTAAAGAGGGCGGTGTAAGTATCGCCAAGGAGCCACTATGACCCAAGCGATCACCGGCATTATGACCAACGCCGGCAAAAGTTACATCACAACCCGCGCGCTGCAAAACTCAGGGCTCGATGTTAAAGAATTAGTGTTAGCAAACATTCCTAATTTAAATGAAAGCGCAGAGCGTAACCCCAATGAAAGCATGCCTAGCACACTGCAAATTATGTATCGGCGCAATATTGATACGTCAGGCTATGTTGATTCAAATACCGTGGCATGGGCCGTCATACTTGAGCAGGACGTTGGCGACTTCGACTACAACTGGATTGGGTTAGTTACACAAGACGGTACATTGCTAGCCATTGATTACTTGCCATTACAGCGCAAGCGCCAGGGCGTAAACAATGTACACAACCGCTCGTTTGTATTGAAGTTTGCAGCGGCTGCGGCATTAGCGCGTATTACTATCCCAGCCCAATCGTGGATGTTTGATTACAGCCCGCAAATTGATGCGCTAAACGCACTATCACTAACAACAGCAACCGCGCAGGTAAACAACATGTACCGCACGTTGCGTAACTTTTTCTTAATGTCAGATTTTACAGTATTTACTAAGGAACTATGATGAGCATTGAACAAATCAACGAAATCGTAACAGCGGCAGACCGTGTGGTTACAGCGGNGCGCTAGCCAGCGACTACAACAGTAAAAAAGCAGCACTTGATCAGCAAGTTGCAGCAAACTCGGCGCAACTGGCAATAGTTGCATCAGAAGGTTACCGCAAGGCAATAGAAGACGCATCAGGCGGGCGTAACACGGTAGTTATTGACGAGCAAGGTAACCCAAATGTCATGGTGCGCATCCCGCGCTTTAATTACGAAGACATTAACCAAGCAATACTCGATCGTCTTGGCGTTGACTTAATGTTGGGAGCAGGTACGCCAACTATGTTCCAACGTAATGGCGATCAAGTGGGCGAAGTGCTCATTCCAAAATACCTTGCGTCATCAGGCGCTAATGGCGGTTGCAGTGTAATTGGCGGCGTACAACCCCGTATATCAGTTAATTACGATGTAGCAAAAGCGCTGTGTAACAACAAGGGCGCAGGCTGGCACATGATGAGCATTCATGAATGGGCAGCAATTGCGCTATGGTCGCTAGCTAATGATACCGTACCACGCGGCAATACAAACTACGGCCGCAGCCACGAAAATAAATTAGAAACAGCCCGTCGTAGCGATAATGGTATCCCAGGAGATGCGTCAGGACTTGCAAGAACAGACACCGGTAAAGGCCCTGCAACATGGTCGCACGACCACACCGAATGGGGCGTTCAAGACCTAGTCGGTAACGTGTGGGAGTGGCTAGACCAAATGATGCTTAGCGAAGGCCAAGTAATCACAACGCTAGATAACAACCCAGAAATAGTAGAAGAAAACTGGATAAAGCATTCAGCGTACTTTGATTCGCCAGTCGCAAACACAGAAGGCACCGGCAGCGCTGGATCTCCTGTACTTAACAG